TTGTTCCAGAAGCAGGGTAGAGAGGAACATATCTGGTTTCTGTTGCTGCTCCTGTTGGTAGGAATGTTCCTGCGCTGGCATAGATAAAGTCGCTCTCGACTCTGGTTGTTGCAGAACCAGTCGCGGAGTAAAGGATCGTTCCTGCAGTAGATTCTCTCGCGAAACTTTCGGAAGCTCCAGTAAGTGTGTTGAGGGAACCTTCGCCCACATAACCAAATACTTGTTTCTCGACTGCAACTCCATGTTTCGCAAGTCCACCAAGACCAACATGTGCTGCAGTGAACTTGAGTTCCGAATATGCACCAGATAGTGCAGTTGAACCAGCACCATCGTATACTTTGAGAGTATTGAGTACTGTTTCTGCAGAATTTGTAATATCGAAGAGGACAGTTCTTGAAACATCCTCAGTCTGTTTGACGAATGCATTGAATGCAACGTCGTCTCTATCAACGGAAATACTAGAATCAACTTTTCTAACTTCAGAATCTGTTGTTCCAGTGTCGAAGGAGAACAGAATTGTTCCGACGACATTTCTTTCAATAGATTCTGCTGCCCCACCAATTGCTGCTGGGAATGCAACTTGACCAAGGTAGGACTTGGTTTTTCTTTCCGATTCGAGTTGACCTTGATACGTAAATTGTGCCGTATCTTCGGTTGGTTGTGCAACAAAACTCTCGGTACCATGACCATGAGTCTCGTAAAGAACAACATTCTGTGCTTCGTCCGCACCAAATGCTTCCGCAGCTCCAGAAAGTGTAGATACTTGACCTTCGCCCTGATATCCATATGTAAGTTGAATATCCGAGTTTCCGCCAGTTGCAAACAGAGAACCTTCCGCTAGATGTGCGAAACTTCTTCTGAATACAATACCCTGAGTCTGAGTAGAGATAGTAAACAGACCACTTGTTCCTGGATCTGCATCATCTCCATAGAATCCGAAGACATCAATCTGTCTGGTTTCTGCAGCACCACTGAAGAATGTGGTTCCTGCATCACCTTCATATCCAACAATACAGAAGGCTTCGTTACCAGTTCCACTGAATACACCAAGACCAGATGCCTTATATGGAAGTAGTGCCCTGGTAAATGTAAGTTCTTTGTCATCATTAAGTCTGAATCCACCAGTACCAGAACCACCATCGAGTTCCGCAACGTCATTACGTGGATAGACATTGGAGTAGTATCTTGCACCACGCTCATTACCATCAGCATCAAATCCAGTATTGAAACCAAATCTAGTTCTAGGTTCAATCTGAATACCAGTGGTTCCAACACCGATATTTCTTTCAATACCATAATGTGGGATGTAAGTTACACCAGAATCTGGATCTGCTAGTGTGGAACCAGAAATTGTGATGAGACCAGATGTACCAGGATCTCTATCATCACCATAATAACCATAATTTGCAATTTCTCTACAAGAAGCAATACCAGATAGAGATGCAAGACCTGTTCCGACCTTATCTCTTGCTCTGGTTGTATGAGCATCACCATTTGCAACGAAGAGAATTGTCTCTTCTGGTGGATCTCCAGTGAATTGTTCGTTGGTTGCAGCACCAGAGAATGTAAGAATACCAGAGAATACTTCTCTGATAGTTGCTTTCTTGATTGCCTCGCCAGAAGTATTGAATAGAATCGTATCTTCTGGAGTCTGTGCAGAGAATGCTTCTGTAGCTGCCTGAAGAACATTGCGGGTGTATTTGTGAACTTTACCCGTGTAGAATTCTGGATCTGATGTATATCTTGCACCAACCCAGAGATCGTCACCAACGAATTCAACAGCCTCACCGAATCTTTCATTGATTGTATCGTGAGTAATCTTGAATTCTTTAGTTCCCTCAAGGGTGTAGATATAAACTGCACCATAAACAGATGGATCGGCACCAACAGCAACTTGATTGCCATTAATTGCAACTCTAGTACCAAAGTATCTACCTACCGCCTGATCAGAGGCTTCGATTATCTTCTCGTTATTACCATCTAAGTCGTAAAGATAGACTGCACCCTGATTACCACGTACTCCTGGAGCACCAACCGCAATCTTATTACTACCGATCGCAACCCAAGAACCGAAGTTGAAGTTTACGTCTTCATTACTCGCAGTAATCTTGATTTCATTTGTGCCATCCAGATCATAGACATATACAGCACCACGATTGGATCTATTATTCTTACAACCAACAACAATCTTGTTTTCTCCGACTGCAACTGCATCACCAAATCTATCACCAGCTGCTCCATCGGAAGGAATAATCTTAGTTAATGTGTATTCCCAAGAGGATGTTCCATTATTATAATAAACGGATGCAACACCTACAGAACCAGAATCCGTTCCATTGTCATCATCCTGTGGAGAACCAACAACAATTCTTTCTGATCCTGCATCAACAGACCATCCAAAATGTTCACCAAAACTATTTGGATTTGGATCAAGAACTACAAGTTCATTCCCACTTTCATCGTAGACGTATGCACGACCTTCACTTAGATCCTGATGAGCACCAACTACAAATGCAGGACTATGAACACCATCTCTGAGTGTTACACTAGTACTTGCACCAACACTTATTCCGAAGTAGCCGGTAAATTGACCACCCGTAACTGTTGTGATACCAGTTCCATCATGATTATAGATGAATGCAGCACCTTTATTGTATTGGCCACTAACAGCTCTACCTGGGGCGCCGATGATGACTTTATTTTCAGTAGCAGCAATAGCTGAACCGAATTGTGCAATGAACGTCTCGGCAAAACTACCAGAGAGTCCAAGGTCGTAAGTATCTGTATAACTGAATGGAACACCAACGTTAATTGGTCCTCTACCATCATAACTAAATTCTTGTTTCTCAATAACCTCACCAGAAACATTAATTGTTCCTGTTGGTTGTTCCGCAAATGTACGGAGAGGAGTCTCGATTTCTCCACTGAAGGAGAATAGTTGAGTATTCTCTGGTGGATCTCCACCAAACTTCTCTATTGCAGCAGAACCGAAGGAGAAGAGAATGGTATCTTCTGGAGTCTGTGCAGAGAATGCCTCCAGAGCAGATGTAGTACCAGAAATCTGAATACCAGTTGTTCCGATACCGATGTTCTTCTCGATACCATAATGAGGAGTATAATCAATGTCTGGGTGGGTAAGTTCCCCAAGGATGGTGATAGTACCACCAACCTCATCATCGACGCCCCAGACGACGACTGGCGCTGTCTCAGCAGCGTCGAGGAAGTCGAATAGGATAGTATTTTCGTCTCTACCGATTGCTGTGCGCTCGACAGCAACGCCTGAGAGGGTCTTGAGACCGCTGCCAACGAAGTCGAAGGACTTGGACTCACCGGCAGTACCAAACTTGAATAGAGTACCACTGGCGATGTACGGACGAGATCTAGAGTCATCACCATCGCCAGATAGTGTCGCTGTGCCACTACCAGGATATTTGGGTGTAAAGCTGATTCCAAGATTTCCAATTGCTCTGAACAGAATTGCAAGTCCAGAGATGGAAACATTGAAAGACTCCGCAAGACCAGCAAGGTTTGCGGAGGATAATGTACCGAAGGGATATAGTGTTTCTGTGATTTGGAGATCTGCGCCCCAATCTTCTAATTCTAAGTTAGTATCAAATCTAGTAAGTTCAGAGTCGAAGGTGTTAAAGAACTTAGTATCAGTATAACTAAAATCGTGAATACTTTCTTCACGTTGTGGTAACCAAACCTGTCCACCCGACTGAGCGGGAAGACCTTCATTATCACCATAGTCTTCATATGATGTCGTGACACCAGTAATCAATCCAGAATTTTCCTGGATGAAGAAATTAATACTATTAAGATTATAATTAAACTGGTTTGACATTAGGGTGACGATTCAGATTCTTCATAGGTTCATATACCATAGACGAAGAAAAAGGGGGGTCGCCCCATAAAGAAGAACCCCCTCACCTGCAAGTATTTAGATGTTCAGACTAAAGTCAAATATCAGTCGAGTGCGACGTTCAGAGTGATCTTAATCTGGTCACCATTGTTCTGAATGCTGTATGGACCATTGGTGAATCTTTCAGCATACATGATGGAACTATACAGAGTTGCAGTTCCGACACCAGCAAGGTTGTTCTGAGTTGCGTTCAGAGCAGGAGTTGTAGTGAACTCGTCTGCGTTAGGTACGTTGAATACTGTGTAGGTGTTAGAAGCAGTAGTCGTGTTTGCAGCACCTGCAGCAATATAGATAACGTCACCAGCAACTAGACCATGGTTGGTTGCAGTAACCTTGGAGAAGGAGAACTCAACAGAAGAGTCGGTTGCAGTCTGGATGTTATCAACAAGTGGTTTGTCGAGATAGACAACCTTAAGTGCTCTGTCGATACCAATAACCGAAGTATCTTCAGCAAGACCAGCGTTACCTCCAACAGCCATTCCTAGGGTGATGTCATCAACGTTAGATGCGTTGTTGATGGTGAGGTAGGAGTTACCGATAACACCGATGGTTGGGTTGATGTTGTCACCCTTAGTTACGGTGGTTCCGATACCAACAGATGCAAAGTCTTCAACACCCTGTACGGTTACAGGCATGTTGTTTGCACGGGTAACGTGATAACCATAAACGTCACCAGCAGCACCAGTAAAGGTGAAGGTTTGTTCTGGATAGGTTGCGGTTGTACCAGATCCAACTTGATTGATTGCCCAGCGGGATCCATTCAGGAGGATGCCGTATTGGCTGGTATAATCTTGGTCAGTTCTGTTATTTACACAAGCAGGATAACCAGTGACTGGAGCAGATCCATATCCATTGGTACCGCCTGCGGTATAGGGCTCGAAGTACGCAGTTGCCGATGGTACATCACCCTCAGCAGGTGTTGTGTTACTAACGAACAACTTAAGTACGAGGTTACGAGGAGACTGGTCAGCAAGAGATGGGGTGTGATTATTATTTGCAATCAGGTATCTTAGTGACTCAAGTTCTCCAATATTTGGAACTAGTAGTGCCATTGAAACAACTCCTTCGACAGATGGTAAAAACTTTTAACTAACATTATTTATAATTTTAATTTCAAAGAGATTAGGAATCTCGTGATGTTGCTGACAGAAACCACATCAAACTGAAGAAGATCACCAGCAACTATAGTTGTGTTCCAGTTGGTAAGAACGTCATCTTTCAGCTTCGTATTATTTATCATCTGAATATTTCCACCGCCCAAGATCGAAGTAAACGTAGGGTATGTGGTGAAATCTGCCTTTTGAATATCGAGAACTAGATCACCCTGTTGTTCAGAGTAAATTACAAGTTGTTCGATAACTCCACTTACATCAAGAGTAATAAATCCCTTATCACCAGGTGTCATTGCAAGGTTGCCGCTATCGACAACATAGTTCAAAGTTCTGGTTAAATCTGCAGTAGTAGCAAGTGCAACAATCGAAACTGTAGTGGAAGCAGCGGGTGCTGTTGTGAATACGATGTTGGTTCCAGAAACTACATAATCTTGATCTGGTTTTTGTGCATCATTACCTAGAATAACAATTAGTTGTTGTGCATTTCCTGGGGTATATGCGTTATTATCCTTTTTCAATGCAAAACTCGTTGCTACCCCATCAAACTGGGATGCAATACTATCAAGGATAATATTTCCATACTGAATCGATTTAGTGGGGACTTCGTAGTCAACACTAATTCTGTATGGATCGTTGCCAGCTAAACTTACTGCGTTGATGCTCATTTCGTTACCCCTGGAGTTACCAGAACATTACCTTGAACTACTCTAGTTCTGTAATCGTTCGGTGAAATTAGAATGACATCATATACATATCTTCCACCTTCAATTGCTGCAGTAGCAGTGTAACCCATAGAAACCTGAACAATTCCTTGCAATCTATCAGGAAAAGATAGAGTTAGAGGAAATGCAGTTGATGAAGATGGATGTTTTCTGATGGAAGAAATACCACTATAACCAACCATATTTAATGGCGAACCATTGGAGTTCGCTAGGGAAAAAGAGGCAGTAAAATCCGCCCCTTGTTCCAAAACCAGATTTACAACCCTTGCTGCCATTATTTTAGGTTACTTTTTTAGTTATTTATCATCTAGTTTAGATACAATGTATCTCATCATGTCTTTAATTTCACTAACTTCCGACTTGATATTGTCAATTTCATCAATCTTTTTGAGTTTTTTGTTTCTTTCCTCAAGTTCACGAAGTTTTTTATCTCTCAATTTGATGTATGCAGAATACTCTGTGTCAGAGGTGTTTATAATTGCATCAGAAGAGGGATCCCTATAAAGTTGGGGATTGCCCTCTACTGGTATCATCTTGTCATCCATATTAGATAGAAGCGATTGCTCTCAGGTCTTTAATCTTAGGTACATATGCGGAATTACTTCCAGTCATCCAAATCTTAATTTGGAATCCTTCAAACTGAGGTACGTGTTCAATAGTGAACTCGTAAGAACCAAAGTCATCAACAGACGACGATGATGGTACTCTAGTATCTGGATGTCCATCATTATTACTTTGGTCAATAACCTGACCATTAACGTCAAGATTTTCAAAACCAGGGAATAATTCCCAAAGAGGTTCTTGGGGTGCATCAACTCTAAAGAGTCTATATCCAACTCTGATATCACTACTTGGATGTTTGAATGCATCAAAGTAAACTTTCAGACTATCTGCAGATTTTGCCAGTTCAACAATCTTACTCAGATAAACTGCAGAAGTTGGATCTTCGGTTAGAGAATTTGCTCTAAAATCAGTTGCGTAATTCTTGATAGGTTCGTTGATTCTATTATTGATAAGAATCAAACTGACTCTATCTAGGTCAATCATTGGCGAAACAAAATCATCATCCGTACTAAATGTAAGTTCGATTGTGAATGACTTCTTACCAGGGAAATCCTGGAGATATAGGTTCTCATTCGTTGGAGATGCAATGACTCTTGGGCTGGTAAGTTCATTAGTTTCACCAATCGCACAATCCTCAAATCCCTGATCAATGTAAGCAGAAAGTCCACTATCAGGTGTAGAACCCGAGAAAGTTCTTGCCTTTGCGGTAATGTTTGTTCCTTCTGGAAGCATCATCTGGAAGTTAGGTAGGAACGCATCGTATGTGATATTTTGCGTTGCTT